GGTCGACCCCGCCGCCATCGCCCGCGCCGAAGGCGTCGACATGCCGCCGGTCCAAAACGCCTACGGACGCTGGGAGGCGGCGGTCGCGCTGGGCCGCGCGCTGGAACCGGACGGCGCGGAATTCGGCTGGCCGGGGGACTTCGCCTACGCCCTGCTTATGCCCGCCGAGATCATGCGGGTCATGTTCGCGTCCGACTTGGACGTGCCTGAGATGGCGCGCAGATTCGGAGTGCCATGGTGCCAGGTCCGGCGGCGCCTCGCCATGCTCGGACTCGAAGCCTATTGCGAATAGGCCGGGACGCATGGCCGGAACCGAAGGGCCGCGAAAGGCGCGGCCGGAAGGAGTCCGGGAAAATGGACGAGCATACACCGATCGATGTCCCGATTCGGTTGGAGGAATGGGACCGCCATGACTGCATCAATGAGGTCGACACCATTGTGGTCGACGTGCGCCCGATCCTCGACGCCACCGATTATGGTCGTCTTCCCGCCCCGGATGAATGGGATGCGGACTTCATCGCGGAGGAGGCCCAACGGCTGGGCTTGCTCAGATCGTGGGACGGTCCGTTCACTGTGGAACTGCCCGAATGCGGGGAGTACCCCGCCTACATTGAATGGCGCGGGACCCACAAGGTCGTCGAAGGCGCCAAGGAGCGGTTCCGCGCCCTGGCGAGGGACGAGATCCTGTCCCGCATCGAAAGGACCCAAGCCGAGCTCGACCGGCTCGTGGCCGAGTACAAAGCGGTATGACCGGGACGCATGGCCCGGACGTGACCGCGACGGACGCGGTCGGAAGGAGTCCAAGACCATGACCATAGACGAGCTTATCGAGCGGTTGAAGGCGCTGCCGAAGGACGTGCGCAGGCGTCCGCTCATGGACGGAAAGCCGGCCGTGGGGTACCGCCTCGCGCCGTTGAGTCATATCTCCGTGGAGAAGGTCCTCGCGGCTGAAGACGAGTCCTGCGGCATGGCCGACCCCGAGCTGACGGACGCGGAGAACGTCGCGGAGGCCGGGGACCGGTACGGCATGTCCGCCCGCATCGAGCGCCGCGCGCTCGCCTTCTTCGACTGAGGGGGGCGGACATGGATTCGACATCGGACAAGCGGATCGCCGCAATGCGCAGCTCATTGATGGACACCGCGCTGGAGGCGGCGGAATCCCGCGGGCAGGGGCTTGCGGGCGTGGCGCATGCGCTGTACGCCCTGTACCGTGACGACGGTTTCGCCGGACGCCTGCTGCGCGCGCACGGGCTGGAGTCGGCGGAGATACGCCGGCTCATGGGAACGGTTCCGAACATGCCGCTGGCCGACGGCGGAAAGCCGGTGCCGAACCTGTCCACCCGCCGCATTCTGAAGCACGCGAACGACACCCTGGAGGTCCTGCGGTACCTCCAGGGCAACGACCAAGTGGCCGGACTGCTCGCCTCGCATGGCATCGGAAAGCCCGACCGCCAGCCGACGCAGGCGCAGGTTCTGGCCGCGGCGCAAGCGGGCGTCGAGGCCGCCGGACCGTTGGCTCCCGGACGGGACTGCGGGATGGATCCCGACCACCTCGCCCGCGTACGGCTCATGCTCGAGGCCGCGATGAATGAGAAAGAGTCCGACTGACATGCGAACAGTGAAAAACAAAATCCCGGACGAGACGATCCTGTATCTCCGACGACTCCGCATGGAGCAGGAAAGAAAAGAGTTCGAGGAACGGTATGGCCTGCGGGTGGAAACGGATACGCCTCTCTCGCCATTCCTTGAACGTCTCATACTCGACATACGCCCCATTTTCCCAAACGTGGGCCACAGGACCGTCCTGACAATGGGCGCTTTGAATCCTCAAACCGTCCGCGAGAATGCGAGACGTACCGCTGACGGGAACATGCTGAAAAAGTATATGGACGACAATCGGAAGGTCTCGTAATAAAAATGCATGATTTCTCGCAATGGCTCCAATCAGCGGGCGGTACGGATGATGTGTGCGTACTCCTTATCGTCGGGGCGATTTTATGTATAGCCGTCGTTTTTATGACTGAATCTGTCATTCCGATTCTGCTCGCGTTCGGATGCCTCTTCCTGTCCTTCGGCTTGTCCTCTCCAAGCCTTGAATCGGAAATCGAGCAAATCTGGGGATTGCAGGAGGTCTCGTCCGAATGCGACCTCCCCGACCACGACCTGCCGACCAAGAACATGAAATGCTACGTGACCAACGGAAAAGGACATAAGGAATTGGTCGAAATCCGCGTATCAAAGGACGGCACCAAACTCGGCCTGTACGACACGGACGGCAAGGCACTGAAACAGACGGGAAAGGAATAGTACATTGAAGGACTTCACGAAATGGGCGGCCATGTGGGACGCCTACAACCGGATGGGCGAAGCCGTGTCCGGCAGTCCCGCAAGCATATGCCAAGACATCGGCGTGACATTGATGATGGTCTTCGATTTCGTCGGGCTCATCGCGGTGGCCGTCATCAGTGGCGTGGGCGACGACCCCGAGAAAAGCCCGTTCTTCCGCTTGACCACGGCGATAGCCGTCATAGGCGGTGTGCTGGCGCTCACATCGTTCGTCATGCCATCCCACAACGACGCCCACGTATCCGAACCGCCCGCGCTCTCCACGCAAATCGAGAGAACGTGGGGGCTGGACGAAATGGGCGATTGCAAAAACTCAAGCCACGGGCTTACCGACAGCCCAAGCCTACCCAAGTCGAGCCTTGACGACGGCGACTGGAAGTGCGTCGCCTACACCGACAGCCAACGCACCGAACTGACCGTCCACATCAACGGGAACAGGGTCGGATTATATAAGGCCGACGGCACGGTATTAAAGCCGGTCGGAAAGGACTAAACGATGAAGGACTTCACGAAATGGGTGGAAGCTTGGAACACGTACATTCATCCGCCAACAAAGCAGGTGCCCCGGACCGCCGCTGAGTTGAGTGCCGGTGGGCATTCCGCATGGGTCATTATTGCCATAATGTGCATCTTCACTCTGGCTGCCGTCATCCTCCATTGTCTGGAGGAGAGGTCCACCCTCTTCGCCGTACTCAGCAGCGTATTCACCGGTCTCGGCATCTTCATCGCCTTCCTTGGCACGGTGGCCGTCCTCATGTTGACCCAGCCGACGAAGACGGTGGACGAGAACGTGCCCCGCCCGGCATCATTCGTCACGCAGGTAGGGAGGGAGTTCGGCGTGCGCAACCTGTCATGTCCGGCCAAGGTTATGACCGCATCCGAACTGCCCGACATGGGGTCGTACCACTGCGTCTACACCTACGGCGCGAACGACGCGAACCTGCGGAAAGCGACCCTCGTCGTAGCCGACGGCAACAAGGTCGGACTCTACGACGCTGACGGAAAGGCATTGAAATGATAGACATGAGCGAATGGGCCTCCAATCACCACGGCCTGTCGGACTGCATATACATGGCGGCATTGTCCACGGTGCTGGTTTTCGCCGTGCTGGGCGTCGTCTGGCGGGCGGGCAGACGCTTGGTGCTTCGCGCGACGCATCGTATCCCACGGGACGCCCAGCCATTGCTGGAGGACACCAAATTCGTCATATGTCTGGCCCTTGTGGGCGGCTTCGGACTGCTCCTGACGTTGAACCCCGGTCTTCTCGTTCTTCCGAAGGACACCATGTTCACCGAACAGGTAGCACGACAGGCCGGATTGGAGGCGTTGTCTTGCCCGACCGTCTACGACTCCAAATACATGCCCCCAGAGGGCAGGTACGAATGCGAATACGTGGATGCGAAAGGAAAGGCGCACGACATGAGTCTGTTGGTCGCGTCGGGCGACAAGGTATGGCTCTACGACACGAACGGCAAGGCGCTGAAACCAACCGGAAAGGACGAATGATGGTCGATTTCTCAAAATGGGAAGAAGCTTGGAAATCCTACTCCCCATCCAATAATGCAACACCCGGAAGCCCGGCCTACATTTGCAATGAAATCGGCATGACGTTGGCGATAGTGGCCGCAGTCCTTGTCTTGGCTGTGACAGTGTACGCCTACGCCACGGGAGAGGATATCGAACATGGAAAAACGTCCCACATCATCATGTGCATGTTCTCGTTGGCTATCGTGGGAGTGATTCTCATGTTCATGTCAGAACAATTACCCTCCCATTCGACCTCCAGCACGAAGCCACCCACATTATCCAAGCAGATAGAAAGAACTTGGGATCTGGATGCTCTGGATGGTTGCAAGAGGATAGGCGGCGAAGGTGTCTTTGACGGCGAGGATTTGCCTGATTCGCGGTTGAAGGATGGCAATTGGGATTGCGTCGCCCACTCAGACAAGCACACGCAGCATGTGACGGTTTATATCAAAGGCGACAAGGTCGGTCTTTACGACATAGGCGGCGATGCCCTGAAGACAAAGGAGGAAAAGTGAACGGTTTTTCAAGAAAGGCCCTGGCGACACTTCTGGTCCCGGTATGTCTGATGTGCGCCGGATGTGACGAATCCGTTGCGGAAGACACCGGCACCCAGTCGGAGGCCGGAACGGAGAAATCCGTCACCGACTGCGCCAGTTACGACGACGGCAGAATTGGGGAAGGTTACAGCGTTAGGGAATGCGAGATGAAGCTGCGCGACGGTCGTCGCGTGACGTGCGCCGTCCTGATCGGTTATCGCAAGGGCGGCCTGTCCTGCGATTGGGCGAACGCCACAAAAGCAACCGAAAAGACGGAGTAGCCCGCGCCGGGACGCATGGCCTTGGCATGACCACAAAAGGCGCGGCCGAAAACCAAAGGAGCCGAATATGGGTGTCAAGGACATCGAGCCAATGAGCGTGGAACAGGCGGAGAACCCCGCCGGCGAATGTCTCCTACATCACCGAACTGGAGAGCTGACACGACCCCCCGAGGAGGAATACTTCGAGCGCGTCCGGCGGCTGTATGGTTACGAACTCGTCGGAATCATCGAACTGGGGGACGCGTGGGACGAAGCCGACGGCAAGGAAGGCCGCGATAAGCAATCGGAAGGCGGGGAGAATGACCATGACGCCGAATAGGCCGGACGGTGCGGACGCCTTGGAAGAGCTCGCCGGCTGGATCTCCGATCGTATAGACGAGGCGCAGGCCGAGGCCGCGTACTCGCCAAGACTGGACCGGAACGGCCGCATGTATCTGCAGGGCCGCTTCGACGCGCTGAGGCAGACGCTCCGGCGCGTCAAGGATTTCTCGGACAAGAACAAGGAGGACGGCCATGACGCCTAGGGAATACTGGGAACGGCTCAGACGGTCGTTCGACGATAAATACGTCGAAGAGGTCGAAGAACGCTACGGAAAGGAGGACGGCCATGACGCCGAACCAACTCATCGAACAGCTAAGAAACCTGCCATCTGAGGTGATGGACAGACCCATCATGGACGACGATGATACCATCGCGCCCGGCTGGTCGCTCGCCCCGGCCGACATCCGCATCGGAACTGGCGAATTCCTTACCAACGGCGACATCGGTGTCATCCCCGACCCAGACAAGGACCCGGATGAGGATCTGAAGGCCGAGGCCGAGGAGTGGGGGATGCCCCTGCAAAGGGAGCGCCGCGCCACGTTGCATTCGTATATGGAGGACTAATGCGAGACACCGAGGAGAACCGCTGGCTGTTGCTGGATATGGCCCGCGCCATGGGTGGCTACGGCTATGACGAGATGTGGTGGGCTGACGTGTACGAGCCGGACGATTTGGAGTACTCCGCGCCCACCCTGTATGAGGCGTTTGTCCATTCGGATGATTACGATCCGGGCGCCCATTGGGTGCGACGCAAGGAATACGGCGACGGCTTCGAGTCCGTCACGGAGGAAAGCCTGCTGGCCGACGCCTGGCACATGCGCGACGACATCGTGGAACTGGCCCGGCGCGGGGACGTGCGGGAGAGCCTTCCTGACATGGACTTCGATGCGCGGCTGGCGAGGCTGGAGACCGGGGCATAGGTACTCCTGATACCAACGGAAGGATACGGAATATGACCTACGATCGTAAAGACCCGAATGAGGTTTTGGTGCACGCGCAAGAGGCGACCTGGGAGGATGGACAACGCCTGGGTGTCAAAGACGGACCGTTCGGGCTGATCAGATACCAACCGTTGAAGGCTGGCGTGGCATTGTCGTTCGATACACCTGATGACCAGCACGGCACGGTGCTGCTCACCCGCGAAATGGCGGCCGCCTTCGGGCGTTGGCTGATTCGGCAGGCGGAGGAGTAGCTCAAAATCCGTCAAAGGAACATCCCCACAGCCCATGGAAGCATGGGCTGTGGGGATGTTCCTTATGCCTTACGCCTGCTCGCGCTCCCAATATTCCACGAACGCGATGTGCGCGGTGGAGATGACATACTTGCGCGGGTTCTCGATGGCCGTCCTATCCCAGCATTCCACTAAACCATAATTCCCATCACAGTAATGCTTCCAAGCATACTCGGATACGTTCTTCACGCCCGTAACGGCGAAGAACGGCTTGGTCAGATCAATGGGGTCGGTGGTGTCGATGAACGTCTCCCTGACGCCGTTGACACCAAGCCCCTTCACGATTCCTTCGATATGGATGCGCGTTACTTCCATTTTCGGCTCCTTTTCCGCTCGCCGGGATTTTCCCGCCGGACAAATCTCCTCATGCGTCCCGGTCCGTGCCGCCATTCGCCCGTCCGGGACGCATGTCCCCGGCACAACGGGAAAGGAGCCTGAAATGAACATCAATCTTCACGACATCACCGGGCAGGAGTCGGGCGTCATCCTCGTCGATACGGGCGCGGGACGTCAGAATGTGGTCGCCAATTGGGGCGACAGGGACGGCCTACCGTATTTCATGCCGTATTACGCGGAGACGAATGACCCGTTCCCGTTCCTCTTCATGGACGTCGCCGACATCCATGTCGACAGGCCGCTCGTCCACAAGGGCCGCCTGTGCGACGAGGTCGCCCACGACGGCTTCGACGACTGGAACCCGCTCAACGACGACTTGGAATCCGACGAGCCATGCACCGTATACCCATTGTCGAACGGCTGGACGGTCGTCGCGCCGGAGAACTGGAATTGAAGGAGTCGCCAAAATGGAACACGTCACAAGCGACCTGAAACTCATCGACAGGCTCTGGAACGACCCGACCTACGGTCTGGACGGGTTCAGTACGGAAGGCGGCTACATCCAGCCCATCGACCGCGACCAAGCGGTCGATGAGAACGGTCACGCCAACTACGACGGATACGTCCTCAGCCGTGAAATCGAAGACGACGATTCGCCCGTGTCGGAACTGGAAACCTACCAATTCGACGCGGACACCATGGAATCCTACGCAAGGAAGTGGTGAACCATGCTTGACCTTGAACAACTGCTATCCGACCTGCGCGATTTGGAACACGAACTGAATTCGATGGGTGTCGAAGCCGTATTGGACGAGCGGGATGATGGAATGCCGGAATTCCACTTCGGAGAGTTCGGCGGCGGACTCAGCTGGTGGGTTAACAAGGGATTCTACCTCACCATCTGGGCCGGAAACCTCAGCGACGTCTATGACACCAACATCTTCCATGAGTTCCGCCACGAACTGATGCGACGTCTTGCCGACCAATATGAGGGGAAGGCACAAGACACGCGCGACACGTGGGGTAGGCTCTGCGGCGACGATACGCCCATGCCCGCGAATCTGGCCGAAAAGTCCGATGGATACGAGCGCAGGGCGGAACGGCTCCGTGATGCCATCAAGGACGACGGAGTGCCCGTTTTCATCGACAACTTAGCGGACCTCAAACTGCTCCGCCAGCACGACCCACGCGACCTTCTGACCGACGTCGCCGGACGACGCCTGCGTGACATGGGACTTGTGGAGCGCAAATACTGTCCCGGTGACGTGTTCGACGAACTGACCGACAAGGGACGCGCGGCCGTCGAATACACGGCACGAACCATGGGGATAAGCCTGACGACGGCAAACGGAAGGAAGGAGCCTTGACATCCTCCCCCGCATGAATGCGGGGGATTCCCGAATCTTACGGTTCGGGTTTCTGTTCGCTACGACAAAA